CTACGTCCATCTGGTTGTATGTCTAATCTAAAAGTTCCCAACTTCCAGTTTTGACTAGTTGATGTATTTTCTACTTTTAATGCTATAGCCCTAGCTCTTGCTCTAGTATCTACTTTTTGTGTTGATGTAGTTATGTCAAAAGGACCTAAAGAAGAACTAGCAGCAGTGTCATTTGGAAAGTTTCTTAAATTCAAAGTAATTCTAGTGTTGCCTGTTTGAGATATAAAATCTGGAATAAATCTTCTAATTTTCATTAGAAACTCTCCGTCTCCTCTTATGTCTGCAACACCTTGTTGTCGTTGTGTAATATCAAAATCTCCAGATAATATATTAGCAGTTATGGCTGTTATAGTTCCGTTTCTATTTTGATCTGTTCCTGTTTCATGTTCATAGTATGATGTTCTACCTTCAGTATTTCCTATGACATCAAAAGACGTATCTGTGCTTGCATCATATTCAAGAGCATGTGGTTTACCAAAAACTGCAGAATCTCTCCATATAGTTCTAGCTAAAGATCCAACTGTCCAAACAGGTCGTGTTGGTGATGAATCAAAATAATTATATGCAACCATTCTATTTACAACAGAAGAGTTTGACTCTGGATAAAACCATATTACTTCTCCAAATAAATTATTTAATCCAGCAGACACCATTTGATTACCAGAATCTAAATTTATATTATCAAATACAAAATCTTCTACTAAACAAGGTAGTGACTCTAATTTACCAGCGTATCTAAAGAAACCATTCTCTGACATCCAGTATGCAGCACCATCAACTTCTACACATGCATTCTGCCCAACAAGTCCACAGTTAGTTCCAACTTGTGCAAACGCAAAGGTAAACGGTTGACCAACAAAACGTTGTGTAAACAAAGCTGTATCTGTCCAAACATATATTGCATCTCTACCTCTAATGGCTCCTCTTATCTGTGATCCGTCGGCCAATCTTTGTGTACCAGCTGTATTGGTTGCTGTAGGTGTGTACGTATTTATATCCTCTTGATCTGAGAATCTAATAAACATATCGTCTTGAGATTCTGGATCACCAATGGTTGTTTCTGTTCCATAAAATACTAAGTGTCTATCCGGTGTTGAAACCACTACGTGACGAGATGCTGTTGGCGCACCAGTAATAATTGTAGCTCTTGTTTCTGTTGCGTTTGACAAAGCAGAGTTCCAAGAAAATACAGCACTGTCATGAATTAAACAAATAGCTCTATCACCAAAATTATCTAACGACCACATACCAGGATCTAAAACTAAGTCACCTGATGCTGCTTCACCCCATGCAACAAAGTCTGTAGAAAAAGTTACTGTAGCACCGTCACTGTGTGACGCTGCAGTTGTTCCATCAACACCTCTTGTTACACCTGTTAAAGTATTACCACTAATACCTGTATAAGAAATTTCTTCACTATCTATAATAATGAAGTTAGTCCCAGAGCTAGAAAACTGAGATGCATCAGTTAATGTAATTGTTGTTGTAGAGTCATTAATCGCACCATTTAAAGTTGTGGTTAATGCAGAAGTATCTTCTCCTCCCCAAGATCCTAAGCCATATCCAAAACCTTTTGCTTGTACTGCTGGGCCCACAGGATAGTAGTGTTGAACTCTTATACCACCAGAAGTTGTAGCTCCTGACCCAGATTCATTAGATGCAAGTGTGATGGTAATTGTTGTTGATGTTGGTACACTAGTTACCATAAATTTTTTATCATCAAAATCACTTGAGGAAAAATTAGAATTAGTTGCTGAACTAAAGTTATCTAACAAAACTATATCTTGTGGATTTATACCATGAGATGTGCTGAAAGTTATCGTAACAATTGGTGATCCGTTGGTCGTGGTAAACGCACTAGTAAGCGTTGTTGTAGTTTTAATAGGATGTATGTCATAGAACACACCTCCAGAAAAAGCATATAAAATTCTATTTGTGCCAATAATCGAATATTTTCTTGCTAAACTATTTATAAAATGGTGCATACCTCGCCCTGCACCTGTTAGTTCATTTGCCCCAGTACCACCTAATTGATTCCACCCACCTATTTTTTCAGGTGTTCCATATCTAAATCTAACATTATCACAATCAACCCATTGACCCTCTGCTGTGGTTTCTGAGATTTGTTTATTGATACCTGGCTGAAATCCTACTTTTTGTAACATAAAAATCCTAAGTTATAGGTACTATAATACAAAAATCCACAATCTTAAACTATTTTATGTAATTGAAATATCCCCCATATAAATACCTGTCTTTATTTTCAGGGCATTTTTGTCCTCTGTGGGTGTGGGTAAAATAAGCTGGAAACAAGACAGCTCTACCTTTTACTGATTTGACTATATCACCATTCCAAAATTCTGTACCGCAATTATGATTTGATAGATATATCATTAAACATAAAACTCTATAAGAAGAAGAATAATTGTGTTCAAAATGCCATTCATTAAAGTAATTGTTTGGTTTAAAATATTTAATTCTAGTCTCTTGTAAAGATAAACAACTAGGGGTTTTTCTAATTTCTGGATAAGTCTCCATATATTCATCTAATAATTCTTGTATTTGTTTAGATTGCCAAATAGGTGTATCGTGACAGATATTGTAATAGTTTTCTTTTTTGCTAATAGATTGATGATAATACTTAATTATTTCATCACACTGTTCGTTAGTTAATAGGTTATCTTTTACAAGAGTAAAATTTTTATACATCTTAACTTTCTAGAGAAAGATTAAAAGATAAAATGGTTTTCCTACCTTCATTAAAAAGAGGAGAGCTATGTTTTAAATATGAAGGAAATATTATTATTTCTCCTTCTTTTATGTCTGTTGAAAAAGTTTTAAATTGTGTGGCCATATTTGAGTCGGGTAATTCTATATAATATATACCTGATAAATTGCACCCAGGATGTGTATGCCAACCATGAAAATCTCCTTTTTTATATTGTTGAAACCAAGCATCATGAATACCAAAAGAACTCACATTCCAAAATTTTAAAATATCTTTTTTAAAATTAGATAAAATATTTTGTAAAAAATAATTTACGTACGCTGTGTTTGCATTAGATTGTTTGTAGTCAGTTTTTACTTTATGCCTACCTTCTTCTTTGTGATAACTAGACTGAGTTTTATCTAAAGCATCTAAGAAAATTTTTTTATGATAATCATTGTTTTCAACACTTAGTATTAAACATTGTGATGAATATTCAATAACCCTCATCTCCACCAAGGCCCCATTCTCCAAATAACTAAAGTCATTCTGTCACCATTTTCAACTGGCGTAACTCTGTGTGGAGTATCTGATTTAAATACAACCATACTTCCAGGTTCATCTAATTCTTTAATTTGTTTTATATGTGATCCATCAAATAATTCTAACTTTCCTCCAGAATATTTTTGTTCAGATAAATTAACTAGTGCAGTTAATTTAATGGTGTAGTTATCTTCAACAGGTTGAGCATCACAATGAAAATCATATTTTGCTTGTATAGTTTTATCGTAATAATTATGTGCTATTTTAAAACTGTCTAATATGGGATATAAATCAAAACCAAAACTAAATTGATTTGCAGCGTCAATACACTCTGGTATTGGAGTAATTAAATCTTTAACTTCTTTATAAGTTCTATTTCTAACAGTAACTTTTTTCTCTGCAAAAGGTGCAGGATTATCATTATAATCTGTTGATGAAAGAAAAGACTGATTGATTTTTTTTATCTGATCTATTTCTAAAACTTTATTAAAATAATGATATACAGCTTTCATTTATCCTTTCAATAGTAATACCTTCAAATCTGCAAAATAAACATATTTTAAATTTGAATTCCTAAAACTATACAATACTTGTTCTAAATTTTCAACCATAGAAAAACCACTTAAATTAAAAGAGGTGTTCATAATTACAGGCACTTTAAATTTTTTTAATATTTCATACAAAACTTTATTTTGTTTTTCATTAACAGTTTGTATTCTACAACTTCCATCAACATGAACTAAAGAGGGTATTGTTTCTTTTGCTAATTTTTTAGCTTGAGGAGCATGCATCATAAAAGGTGTCTGTTTAATATTTAACATTTCAAAATAATCACCAGCTTTTTCTTCTAATATAGAACATGCAAAAGGTCTAAATGGTTCTCTGTTTTTAATTGTATTCATTTTAATTTTAGCATCATTTAATGTTGGATCTAATAATAAACTTCTGTTTCCTAAAGCTCTTGGACCTCCTTCAGATTTACCTTGAATTAAACCAACAACATGACCTTGATTCAAAAGATCAACTACTTTATCTGTTTCTACATTTTCAATTATTTTTTCACCATCATGTAATTTTATGTCTATCTTTTTTATTTCTCCACCTAGATAAACATTATCTAAGGGTTTTATCTTTTGTTTATTAAAATATAAGTATGCGTATGCACCACCTATGGAGGTGCCTTCATCTCCACAAAGTGGGTCAAACCATAAATTACAATCAGAAAATTTTTTTTGCAGTTTATAATTATTAATTATATTAAGAGCAGTGCCACCAGTAAAAACCATGTTGTCTGATTTAAATTTTTCAACAAGTTCTTCGTATTTTTTTTCAAAGTAAATTTGACAAGTAGCTGCTGTGTTTTTATTTTTAGGTAATTTTTTTAATTGCTCTTCTGTTACACCTTCTTTAATTGTATTCCACACCTCTTCATTAAAAGAACCGTATGATTGATAACCCATAAATTTTCCCTCTTCATCAAAAAAATTAAATAAGGCAGAAACCTCTCCATAAAAATACCCTAAATCTAAAGTGTTGGTTATTTCAAATTTAGTTTGATTATTAACCAACAAAGGTTTGTACTCGTTAATCCAATTTTTATTTAGAGACGGATGGTAATTTATATCTACAGTAACATTATTATCTTTTTTAAATTTTGACCAAACTTTCTTATATATACATTTTACACTATTTTCGTCAAAATCATATATAGAAGTTGTTTCATACGTTTCTGTTTTGTCTGTTAAGTACCAATCACTACCTCTTCCATCTACTACAAAAACTCTGGCTTTTTTAAATCCAGAATCAATATATGATTTAAAAGCATGAGCTGCATGGTGAAAAGCATGAAAAGACCAACCATTTTCATTGTTTAATAAAATGTTTTTATATCTTAAATATTGTAATACCTGACCTACTTCTATTTCTACATAATTATAACCAGTAATTACAAACTTATCTACTTGAAATTTTTTAGTTTTAAATAATAAATCTATGCAACCGTATGGAGCTCTTTTTATATGTCTCTCTCCAGACAACTTTCTTTCCTCTTTATACCAAATGACTTTATCATTTCTTATAACACAAACAGAGGGCTGGTGGTTTATTTGTATAGCACAAATTATCATTCGCTTTTTATTTCATCACTTGTTTTATCTTTGTTTTGATAACTAACTATATCTTTATCTTTCTCTAAAAAATTAGCCTGCCACTCAAATATTATTTTAGCAAAATTATTTACCACGTGTTTAAAAGACTCTGAATTAAAAAATATTTTGCCTTTTAATAATATTCTTAGTCTTTCTTTCCATGTGTATTCTATATCACAACTACCATCGTCATATTGTTTAAATTTCATTTTAAAAGAACCCTCCTTCTCTTTTTCCAGTGCCGAAAAATTGTCTTCCATCTTTATACTCATCTTTGTATTTTCCATAAGCATCTACATAATGTAAAAAAACTTGAGAGTGCCAATCCCCATCATAGGGTTTTCTACTGTGTTGTAGTTCAGTGCCTAAATATATTATGGCACTGCCTGGTTTAAGGACATAAGGCACACCTTCAACAATAAAAGGCCAATCCTTGTCGCCTCCAATACATACAGTAACACTTATTTCACAAGAAGGCCTGTCAGTATGCATTGGTAAAACAGATCCGTAAGTATACATTCTCCAATAAGAATTACACGGTAATAAGTTTGTTTGTGTTTCTTTTTCCATTAATTTTAATTTAGATAAAAGTAACGAATCAAATGTTGGATCTCCATATAAATAAAATTCTGCTGCAGGGTTAAGCACTGTATCGTTTTCAAACATATCATCATTTAATCTGTGTTTAATTATTGAATAATTTTTAAGTAGTATAATTTCTTCTTCAGACAAAAAGTTGTCAACTACCTTAAATCTAAAATCTTTTTTTATCTTACCCATGCTACTATAGTATATCTTGTTCCTTTCAAAACTGGTTTTACCGAATGAGGAAATAAAAAATTACTTGGCCATATAATTATTTTATTTGCTTTTGTTTCTACCATATATTCTTCTGATCCAGAAGGATTAGTAAAACAAAGTTCGCCTCCCTCATAATCATCATTTAATAAATGTATTATACTTAAACTTCTAGGACAAGCTGCAGCATGGTCAACATGATATTTGTAAAAATCATCTTTTTCATACTTTAATACGTTGATGTCAAACCACGATAAATCCACGGGTAGATCTGCAATTCCAACAGTTTTAGCATAATTTGGTAGTTCTTTTTTAATACTAAAATGTAAAAAATTATACCAATGAACCATGCTCAGTCTTTCATCATCTCTATTAACTCTAGTGGTCATTGTAGAACGAACATTTTTATCTACCGAACCTCCTTTATTCATAATTATAGCGTCTTCAAAATTAACACTTTTAAAATATTCAAGCATTTTTTTTAGATGCACTTTGTGTAAAAAATTTTCTTTTTGATATATTAAAGGTGTTAAATCCATTTTTTATTTGTCCAAAAAGTTTTTCTATACCATTCTTTAAAATTCATCATATGATTACTTCTTTGTTTAAAATATTTATCTGTGTCTATTTCTTTTACTTTCATTTTCCATTTATCTCTTTTAAAAGGAAAAACACTAACTAAAGGAGTTCCTTTTTTTAAAACCCATTTTCCTTGTTTATGACAAACAATTGGAAAATTAGTGTTTAAATAATGACCTGTATCAGTGTCAACAATTCCAGCGAAAGGTGTAAACCTTTCATCTTGGTTGTTAATAATAGGTAGAAATAATGTGCTATAACCTGGAGGTGTTTTAATTACCCACGTGTTTACTATTTTAACGAAAGGTAAATCACTGTTTTGTTTTACAAAAGGACATCCAGGGCCTAATTGATTTGTAGTGTGAAAATCAACGTATTTAGTAAAATTAGCGCCTTGCTTGTCTAATTTTTCTAAAAAAATCCCGCTAGGCATTTGGGTAGTTATATTAATATCTTGTTTGTTAAGTTCAGGGTTTCTAAAATTAAAATTTATTTGTATGTCGTGGTGGTTTTTTAAAATGTAACCAGCCTTTAGACTGTCTAAAAAAGGCATACATTTTTTTATGGTTTGCATACCAACATGGTATGGATATAAGGGGGGTAACTCACTTTCTAAATTTTTAAACCAATCTGGCATATTTTTAAACGCAGGAACAGGTTTTATATCTTCTTCATCAAGAAAATCTTTAGGCCCGTGAAACTCTATAATTCTTTCAAACATATAATTATTCTTTATATGTTAATATAACTTTTTAAATGATGATTGTCAATTTAGAACCATTCAGATGCGAATGGAACAGCAATGCCATTATCCATACAAACTTTAATCCAGTTTTTAGCTTCGACTGGAAAAGTTATACCGCCTGTTACATGTGGTTCCCATGCAATTAATTCTGATTCCATGGTTGAATAGTGAGCTGGTAAATCTGATCTACTTCTAACCCAATCTAAACCTCTATTTGTATAATCTTCTACTTTTTCTTGAAAATGTTCAGCTGTTATCGTGTTTACCACAGAGTTACCATCCGGTCCTGTAATTTCGTTAAATGACCAAGAATCATCATTGGCAATAACTGGATGCCATTTTGATTTTTCATAATCTTCGTCACTTACAACATGAAAATTTAAACTGCCTTGTTTGTCTTCCCAATAGCTTTTACATTCATCGTCTGCTATGTTTAAAAAATATCCACCTTCAGTTGTGTTTGAAATGTATTTTGCCATAATTATCTATCCTCAAAAACTATTAAATAACCTGCAGCACCATCCGTTCCAGTTCCTCTACCTTGAGTTGGAGATTTAGCCCCTGTTCCTCCAAAAGCAGCAATTTCTACATCTCCACCAGCTGCAGATGAGTCTGTTACAGTTGCTATGACATTTGGATCACAGTTTGAAACATTGTTAGTTGAACCTGGTGCAGTTCCAGCAGACCCAGGATTTCCTGGTGTAGATGGTCCAGCCCCTCCGCCAGCATTACCACCGTTCGCCGTTCCAATATTTGCTATTGTTGTTGCACCACCTTGGTTAGTTCCAGGTGAATCAAAGTTTACTCCTTGACCTTTTGCACCAACTGAAAAAGGTTGTGAGAATGGATGTGTTAAATCTTTTGTAAAAACACCAAAGGCTCCTTTACCGCCATTTCCTCCGTCTCTTTGACCAGGTGAATTTCCTCCAGGCATGGATGCTCCACCACCGCCACCTCCGCCGCACATATAGGCTACTGCGACTGTAGCGTTAGAGTTAGCTGTGTATGTTCCAGTAGCAGGTCCTTGTTTTATTAGTTCAGGAATAGTTGCTCCTGCACCACCTGCTTGCCCTGTCGAAGCGGCAATAACTCGACCCGAAGAGTCGATTGTAATATCAGCGGTTGTAAAACTTCCTTTTGCTGGTTTTATAATTCTTGGCATTTGTTATCTTTCCTCCTCAAAATTAATCTACTAATTCAACATACGAAACATGAAATGCTAAATCATTGGCAGCACCTGCTGTCACAGAGATTAGATCTGTTTCATCTAAATAAATCGGTCTACTAATTAAATCTAATGTTGAGTCTGCAGGCACTGAAATTGTGCTTGCGATTTTATAAAAAGTTGAGCCATCATCATTGCTAATTTCTACTGTTGCGTCAACAGCATTAGTTCCATCAATGTTTGCTAATAATATTGAATCAATTCTCACTGCAGTTTCTGCAGGAACATCAATCATTGTAGTTCTATTTGTGTCTGACAAAGTACCCATAGCATTTTTAGGGGTAATCGTTGCGACGTTAGCTAGATTTGGTGTTGCCATATTTTAATCTCCTTTTAAATTAATATCCGAAAACTAAAGACAATGCAATAGCTTTTCCGTCTGTTGTTATTTTTTGTGTAGAACTAGTGCCATTAGCATTAGTTAATTTACCAACCCCTGAGCCTTTTGGCACCAAAGTAAGGTCAATATTTGTGTCTCCCCCAACTGCTGAAAGAGTAGGGCTATTGCCAGTTGCAGCATTTGTTATATCAAAATGGTTGACTGCAGAGGCTGTTGTTTGAAATTGTAACTGTTCATTGCCATTTTCATCTCTAATTCCATGATCATCGTCAAAGTCAATCATGAAAGAATTAGTATCTAAGTTACCACCTAATTGTGGTGTGGTATCATCTACAACATCTCCACCAAACTCAACAGCAACAATATTTGGATTAGTACCATCATCTGCTTTTGCATATGCTAAAATAGTTTTACCATTTGCTATAGTAGCTGAAGTCCCTGATCCACTCACATATTTAAATACAACATTTTGTGATCCAGAGGTTCCGTTTTTTAAAAGGTAAAGTTGTTGAACATCTAAAGGTATTGTAACATTTCTAGATGCAGTTAATGATCCAGTAAATTCTATAACTCTGTGTGCAAGAGTTGCACCTGTTGAACCATCTGATACTGAAAGAGTTGTATCTCCAGAATCAGATACAGCTTGTGAAGCGGTTCCACCAAGAGCTTGTTCTACTAGTTGTAAATTTGTATTAGTTTTTGTTCCCCACGTACCAGCATTTTCACCGGTTGCTTGAAGTTCTATACCCAAAGGGCTAAATGTTGATGCCATAATTTTCTCCTATGCAGCGTCACTATAACTTGTATTTGATCCAGTTGCAACATCAGAATAAGTGTTATTTGAACCTGTAGAAGGATCAGAATATGAAGTATTAGATCCTGTGTCTACGTTCGCATAACTACTATCCGAACCAGTTGAGACGTCGTTATACGATGTATTTGAACCCGTGTCAACATTCCCGTAAACAGGAATAGTTGTGACTAATCCTAATCTAGATGTGACTGTTAAACCAGTAAATCCAACTATTGCATCGTCTGGAGTTATTGCTCCTACATTTACGGTCACAGATTGTCCAGATATTCCAACTACATCTGCTGGACTAATTGAACCCACTGAAACTGTTGATGAAACTCCTGTAGGAATTATTATTGGGTTTGAAGAAATTGTTATATCACCAACAGAAGACGATGCAGATTGACCTGTCAATCCTACGGTTTGATCAGCTACAGTTACTGAACCAATTGAAGATGTAGAAGAAACACCTGATATTCCAACAACATCAGCTGGTGTTATAGAACCAACGCTTATAGTTGATGAAACTCCAACTAATCCCATTACATCTGCTGGACTAATTGAACCAACACTTGCTGTTGACGAAACTCCTGTTAAACCCACTACATCTGCTGGGCTAATTGAGCCAACACTTAAACTTGCACTTACACCTGTTACAGTTACTAAACTGTTAATAGAACTTCCATAAGGTTCTTCACCCCAACCATTTCTACCCCAACCAACTAAAGTTCCAACGTTTGTTATTTCACCTAAAGCAGAGGTTATTACACCAACCGAAGAAACTCCTACAACATCTTCTGGTGATATATCTCCTACAGATGATGTTATTGATTGACCTGTTGGTATTATTGTTTGAATATCTCCTGCTTCAACAGAACCTATTGAGAAAGTTGCAGCTACTCCTCCAGGCTCAACAGAATATTGAACACCCCAACCAGAATTACCGTAAGCTTGTCTACCCCAACCTGCTAAGTTTTCTGCGTTTACATCTCCTATTCCAGAGGTTATTCCAAGTCCTGTTAAAGTTACAGGTGTTATTAAATCTATTTCAGCACCCCCTTGAAGCGCATCAATTTGTTGAGGCATGGTAACTTCAACAGTTCTAGTATCAAAAGCGGAAACAGAACCAACAGAGGATGTAACTGATTGACCTGTTGGTTCAACAGCATATTTAACACTCCATCCAGAATTGTTCCATGCTTGTCTACCCCAACCTTCAACGTTAAATCCATCAGCCGTTCCAAGTGAGGAGGCTATTTCAAGTCCTGTTACATTAACTACAGGATCATTACTTTGTCCCCATGGTTCTAGACCCCATGCATCTCTACCCCATCCTTGTTCTGCAAAGGCTCCTAGTTCTCCAACTGATGCTGTAAAGGAAACTCCTGTTAACGAAACTTTAAAAGCTCCATCCCAACCATCTTCACCCCATGCATCAGATCCCCATCCTGCTTCGTTAGAAGCTTCAGCTGAACCTAAAGATGAAGTTATTGGTAGACCTGTTAGAGAAACAGTTACAACATCGGAGTTCCACGAATTAGACCCCCAAGTTTGAAATCCCCAGGTTGAAGACATAAGGATTTACCTCCTTATGCTAATCTAATGATAGCTGTTGTAGCTCCCGCTGTTGGGAATTGAATTGTAAAAGTACCAGAAGATACAGTTTTGTCTGCTCCAAAAGCAATAGCTGCAACTGCTTTGTCAGACTCTGATGAATTGTATATTAGAGCACCATTTGCAGTAAATGATGCAGAAGTGAAACTTACATCAGCAAAATCACAAACAGCTGTTGTGCTGTCAGCTGTTGGTGTAACACTTGTAAGTGTGGCACCTCCAGATGTATATGCTGTTCCTGAAGAATTTGTGATTTCATTTGAAGTTGTAAAAGCTGTTGTGCTAGCACCTAATGTTGCTGAACTTGTGTATAACGCTATTTTAAAAGTGTCACCAGTTGTAGCTGTAAAATCATGAACACCTTTTAAAAGCTCTACTTTAAAACTTGTGCATATTGCCGATGTGATTGCCATATTATATCTCCTACGGGTTTACTGAGTTTACTGGTATACGAACAGTGCCATCTGTGTAGTCATCTCTTCGTCTTCTACCAACTTGCTCATTAGCAAACTTCTGTACTTCTTCTTTATATTTATTTTCATATAAAGTCAACATATCTATCGGACCTTTTAAAAAACCATAAGTTTCTGATAAACAACAGTATAGAAGGCCATTTGGGAAGTTAAGACTAATATAATTAGTGGTATTACTTGACTCTAAAGTAGCTGGCATTTTATTAAAATGAACTTTATACCTGTAAGTAGTGTTAGGCACTGGGGCAACAACTATACGACCAGAATTAGTAGCGCCATCTCCAGTGGCTCCACCAAACATAGCATAGTATTTAGGTTGACCTTGAGCAGCGGAGGTTCCGGTTACATCCTGATACTCTTGTAGGTAAGTTATATCTTTTTTTTCTAAATATCTGTTGGCTCCTGTTGTTTCAGATCCTGCAGTATCATAAACTTGTATGGCTCTAATAAATAAACATCCTGCAGGTGCATTTATAGTTTCTTGTCCAGCAACAAAATTAGCTAATTGTTCTTTTCTATCAGCATCAATAGGAACATCTCGCATTATTCTGTATTGAGCGTTTAAAATTATATTTTCTAATATGTCTGTTGTAAGAACATTAGAATCTGTTTCTGTGTAGTTTCTAATTTGTGTAACTAAGGTATCGTAACTTATTCCAGCCATTATCCTACTATCTCCTGACAACGAGGACAAGATTTTTTAAAACGTAAATGTCCTGCGCAATGTTTTAATTTTCCATCTTCTTCTATGTATATTGGAGTTTCTGGTTCTGGCATGTCTTCGTATAATTGAAGATGTTCATCTTTTTCTGGACATGCACATTGTTTAATACCAAATAAATTACATATAAAATTTTTTATTTTTTTAATCATGCTGTTACC